CTCGTTGTCCCATTGCGTGTTTGAATAATTGTGGATGTCGTTCCAGTGGAAACAACATCCAATTTTGTTGCAGGCGAACTCGTCCCAATCCCCACGTTGCCGCTGCTGTCAATACGCATGCGCTCAGTCGGCGTCGAAGCGCCATCAGCCGTGGTGCTGAACACCAGCCGCCCAGGCATATCGTTGGTGCCGGGGGTGCCGTCAACGGCGGCAGCAATAGACGCGGCTTGCACAAATGAAGTTCCGTCAGCACCTTGGAAATTAATATCTCCCAAAGTGTCGCCGGATTGCACAATAACAGCGGCTGATCCGCTCGTTGTGCTGCGTGATTTTGCAAATTCTAAACGCTGCGGATTAGCATCATTCAAAAACCTAGATATTGTGGCAGAACCAGTAATCAACTGCAGTTTTGCCGACCCCGTGGTTGCCGTAGTAAACCTAGTAGTAAAGCCAAGAATAGCTGATCCATCAGCATCCACCACAAACGGCGAAGAATCAGGATTGGTGTTATCCTCAACCACCAGAGCGTTGCCGGTGCCAGTCTGCGTAATACGCAGGGCATCGGAGGTCGAACTAGTGCTGATCGTCGTAGGACCGCCAAAGTAGTTATCGGCAGTGCCAGCCGCATAGAAATTCCAACGCCCGGTGCCGGAGGCAATGTTGGAATAAAAGCCATAATTGTTAGTTGCACCAATAAGAGTGCTGTCAGCCCAATAGCCATATTGGTTTGTAACAGCGGTAGATAGCGTCCCTTGAATGGCTCGGAATTGGGCTGCTGTGGCAAGCCCAGCGCCGCCAGCTTCGGTATTCATCGTTGACTGAACACCAATACCGCGAACTGTTGCCCCTAGCCCAAAAGTCGGAGCAATCGAAATTCCAACATTTGTTGTAGCGCCAGAAAGATTTGTACCAGTAACGGTCAGAGCAGTTCCATTAACGCCGCCAGTTCCAACTGCCGTGATGGAAGTTGCGCCACTGTTTGAAATCCTCATTCGCTCAGTCGGGCTGGAAGCCCCATCAGCCGTGGTGCTGAACCGCAAGGATGTTGGCATATCATTAGTGCCTGTAGTGCCATCTGCGGCGGCAGTAATTTTAGCTCCTTCTATAAAAGTAGTTCCGTCCGATCCCCAGAACCTGATGTTCCCCATCACATCGGCTGAACCGATTGCGGTTTGAGTGCCAATAACGCCGCTATCAGAACGAAGAAGGTGAATGCTTGCGCCAGTATCAGTCCCGGTTGACCAAGAGGTCAAATCTATTGACGACCCATACGCGTTTACAGAATTAAGCTGTAGTTTATCTTTGAAACTAGCGTTTATCGGCGATGCCAAAGCAGTGGTGTGTCCTAAAAGAACATCGCCATTCGCATCCACCACAAAAGGCGTCGAATCAGGGTTGGCGCTATCCTCAACCACCAAGGCATTGCCAGTCCCGGTTTGGGTGATACGGAGGGCGTCAGATGCGGTACTTACGGATACTACAATAGCTTTGCCGGAATCGCCGCTGCGAATATAGGTAGAAAGCACCGATACTTCCAAGCTGCGGGAAGCGGCGTTCTGATTGATTTCAAATTGGTTGGTGGCCGAGACGGCAGTCGCCGTCGTAAGCTGCGAGATTTTAAAATTTGGCATGGGTTGGCATCTCCATTAGCGGACTAGTATAACATAGTGGGCTAAATTATGCAAGACATACCTGACCTTACGATACATCGTCATCATCTTCTGGATCATTATCAAATACCATGTCGAAAAGGGTGTCGACCATGCCCTTGACAAGGCAGGCCGAGAAGGGAATGCTGGTAGCCTTAACGCCACCTTCAGCATCTTCCCAGGCAATCATGATAGCTACCGGGGACTGGGCCATAACCTTGGCGACGGTGCTGGCGATTTTGCGGTCTAGGTCCATCATCTCTTGAAATTGTTCGATAGCCGAGGCTTTGGACTGGGTCATTCAGGGTCGATCCTGTTGGCAACCATTTCTTCTAGGTCTAGGTCGTCGTCGGCTATAGAAATCTCGCCAATAAGCTCGGCGGCCACGGTCTTGGCTTCATCTTCGTCCATAATTTCGAATTCTTCGTAGTAATCGGACTGAGGATCAGTGGATTCCAGGCTGAAGGTCCACAGTCCATCCTCGTATGTAACGGAAAACTTCATGAGTACCTCCAAATAGATGAAGCCAGCAGGATAATACCCCACTGGCTCCATAAAATCAAGTCTGTTCTACCCTTAGTGGTAGTAGCCGGAGGATATTCGCCCGTTCTTCATCAGAATATCGGCTCCAGTTTTCAATTTCCTCAAGACTACGGAGGCAGCCACCACACATGCGGCTATAGGGACCCCCAATAATATGGCATATTCCACGACACGGACTCCTTTTCTTAGCGGACGGGACAGGCGCCTGTTGCACATTCCGTGCCAGCGTCAATTTCATAGTCGTCAGCCTCCTGAACAAGCTCTTGGGCGCCCATTTCCTCCCCATTCAGGGGCTTCAGGGTGCTTACATAGGTGTCATAGTCCTCCTTTGTGACCACTTCCTGTGGCAAATACAGGTAGCCGAGGTCTTTGGCCGTTTTGGTGGGGTCTGTCCGGTACAAAAAGCTCACACCCACGTAGGATTCCCAGTTTTCATGGAGCCAATCCACGATTTCCGGTGCTTCTTCCGGGCTGTAGCTGATCGTAACCGAACAGTTATGGTCCACGTAGTTGTCCATCATGGTCTTGTAGCGGGCCAACTGGACCGTCGCGGGTTCCAAATTGACAAACTTGCCGTCTACTTCGTCCATGTGAACCCGTGGGTAGGCCACCGGGAAGGTAACCAGCACCGCATCCTGGCTGGACGGGTCCTGAATCACCTTGTAGTTGGCGTCCACCAGTTCCTGAACGAACGGATCGTGCTTGCTGAAGCGTACATTATTGAAGATATAGCGGCCCAGCGGCTTGTGAACGCCTTCGGTCGTGTCCATAATCTTCGACAGGGTGCCCGACGGCTTGACCGTAGTGACGGCCTTGGGACGCGGCAGCCCCAGTTCGTCGGCCATACCATTCGCCGCCCGCTTGACTTTGTCGCGAAGCATGCGCCAGACGGACGGATCACCCGCAGGCTCCCATTCGGCAACGCCCGTAACGCCCACGCCACACAGCCGCAGGAACTCGTTGTTCTCGTGCCACGCCCGCTGAAGGACACCATCCACCAGATTAACGCAGGTCTGGCGATAGTTGGCACGGGCCAGCAGTTCCGCCACCCGCCACAGCTTCTTGGCATGGATGCCGTTGAAGTGTGACAGGTTGATTTCCACCAAGTTACAGAAGCCCTTGTTGGGCAGCAGGATTTCGGCGCAGGGATTGACGCCCGACATCCACGGACCCCGGCGCTTGCCCTCCACAAAGTTGATGAAGCCCGGCTCGGAGCCGCCCGCATCTTGCATCATGTCGAACAACCCGGCAATGTCTTCGCGGCCCGGCTTGGCGTGGAAGGTGACGGAGTTGTTGGATTGCTGGCGGTGGTAGTTGTTATGGAGCCAGAAGTCCTTCTTGGCCTTGGCGAAGTCTACCCATTCTGCATCGCCGAAAGGTACGAGCGCAATCTCAGCCGAACGACGTGAGGAGAGGGTTGTGCCAAGGTGGTTGAGGACGTCGAGGATGTCGATTCGGGAAAGGAGATGACCAGCGCGATTGTTGAGGATTTCCGCGATATGCTGCATTGCAGGCGCAAAAGTTTCATCACCCGACGAAATCCACCCATAGCCCTTAAGACGTTGCCCGGCTGGACGAATCTGCGAGAAGTCAAGTCGTAGCACATCAGCCTTCCGCTTGCCAGCCAGCATTTTACCGACCGACTTTGCCCACGCTTCTGCTGAATCACCCACACTAATTGTCCATACCGTTTTGCGGCCCCAGAGTCGGTCGCCTTCGGTAGTATACGTTTCGACATTGGTTTCGCGGCCTTTCTTTTGCTCCAGTAGATGACGCTGGGACCGTACCACCTCGATTTCCATCGGCGCAGTAAAGCCATTGAGCGTACCGACAACGGGTTCGAAGCCGACGCCGCAACCCTGCAACAGCAGCCAGAAGGAGTCGACAACGTCATGGACAGTCTCTACCTTCGTGAACGCGCAGTTGAACATGGACGCCTCGCGGCGCTTGGCTACTTCGGTGCCTCCCAGCCACAGGGTACGGCCAGACACAGAACCGCTACGGCGCAGCAGCACGTCACGCAGTTCTTCAAGTTCATCTTCTTGCTTGGTGTCCAGGGGGACGTCGCCCAGCGCCCGCTGCCACAGCCAACGCTGGTGACTGACGACGCGACCGACAATATCGTCCCAGCTTTCAAAGCCGCCGCCTTCCAGTGGGCGGGAGTAAGTGCGACGAGTAATGGTAGCAGCGCGCACGGATGGTGTACGCACTTCGGGTGAATTACGCATTCAAAGCTCCTGTTTGGATGAAGGGTCAGTATACCAAAGAACGCCAGAAATTTCTAGCGGTCGCCAGTCAAAGCAGACCAAGAAAACGGAAATAAAGCTTTCATGGTTGGCCCAATTAGTTGCACAATTTCACGCGTCTCCGCTTGGGCATCAGGCTTTACGCGCAGGCCCCAGACCCGGCTCCAGCCCAGCAGACTTCCGGTCCAGTGCCATTCCGTGTACATGTTCTGGGGCAGGATCATGCGCGCCTGCTCGGGGCACATGCCGCCGATTACCAGCCGCTTGTAGTCCCACACCAGCGCCCGCGCGCACGCCAGCGCCCGCTGAGCGGAGCCGAAGGGGTCGGTGAACTCTTCATCGCTGCTGCCCTGCTTGATGTCCGGGGCGGCCTTGCGCCACTTGGCAGGCCAGTATAGCTCGGGATCGTCCTTGACGTAGCGACGGCTGATCTCAGACCACACGAAGCCCACCTGATGCTTGGCCAGTTGCCGGGCCACAAAGATGGGCGCCTTGAAGTGGAAGCTGACGTGGGGGTGGGCAAACGGCAGTTCGTGCTTGTGGCGCGCCAGGAAGGCAAGTAGGCGGTCGTCTTTGCCGGGCCGGAAGTCTTGGGTGCGCTTGCCGAAGGACACGCGGGCGGCGTTCACAACGGTTAGGTCCGTGCCGTAGTGGCCGAGGTAGGTTACTTCCATTCCAGAACTCCTTGCTTGTGGGCGTCAACGACCACCTTGCTTTTGTACAGTACGACGATCTTGATCATCTCTTCAATGTCAAACATGCCCAGGTTCAGGGACTTCATGATGGCTGCGTTGTCAAGGACTTCAAGCTGACGGATGATCCGATCCAGCGCCTCGACCAAATCTTGGTGGGTGAGTTCCATGGTGTCGTCAGTCATCCGAGCTTCCGATCTTCCAGCATCTTTTCAAAGATAGCCATCAGGTATTCAAAGTGCTTCTGATAGACGCGGGCCATGGCAGTATAGTCCTCTGGCGCAGCGTCCTGGGCTACGAAAGATTTTAGGTCATCGACGACGCCCCAACACTGCATGATGGCTTGCTCCAGATCAAAGCGATCTGCACTATGTAGTTCCACTGCCCTCTCCTTCGTTGATGGGAAGGGGGATATACGTCGGGGCGCCGAGGATGTCAAGGGCGCGTCTGCGCGGGACCCGTCGGGACCGAGGGCTTGTATTCCAGCTTGACATGTGCTATATAGAAGTCTACCTTGCCGAAATGCGCCCGGCGCCTAGAAATGATAGGGAAGCGAAACGATGTGAGAGAAGGTCACTCTTGCTCACCTCGGGGGCGCGGGCTAAGTCATTGATATTATTGGATAAGTGAGCGGTGAGTGAGGTGAGCGTAAAATCGCCTACCTTTTATATATTATATACTTTCCCCCTTTAAAGAAGGGGGCGCTCACCTTCCTCACCTTTCTCACTTTTGAGCTAATCGCTTGATATGACTACATCTTTTTGGTGAGGGTTGTGGTGAGCTTTACAAACAGAAACTCACCCGCGCCGGGGGCGTTTCCAGATTTGCTTTAAAGACCCTTTGACTTTTCTGTGCTGGTTTGCTATAGCTCCAGCTACAAAGGAGATTGCTATGACTTACTATGTTGAAGCTTTCGAGGAACTGCGGATGGTTCTAAAAAGTAAGCCGTTTTCTACGGAAGATGAAGCCCGCGACGAAGCTAGGCTGTGGTCGCATCATGTGCGGAATGGGTATTGGCGGTCGCAGATCAGGGCATATGACCCAACTAGTATTCGCATCATTAAGGTTTTGTCTGTGGCGAAACCCACGCTTGAATGGAAAGACTACTGAATCTCGTCCGCGCCAGGGGTTAACGGGCGCCTGGGTTTCGGGTAGGGTGTGGGCATGGTGACACGTGAAGAATTTGCAAAGCAGATGTGGTCTAGTATGCAGGATTGCATGCGGGAAGCTTATGCGAAGGATGGCCGGGCGTTTACCGAGACGGAAGTGCAGCAGGCGCTTTACGAAATGTTGAAGGCGTTGTCGCGGGGCTATACGGGTGGCGGGCCTATGAAGATGGGAGAGAAATGAGATGAGTGATAAAGGTGAGCTTTCGTGGGCGTATGACCCGGCGAAGGATAGTATAGTTTTCAAGGGGCACATTACTTCGGCTGGCTGGGAGAATTCGGCGGAAGCCAAAGTGCTGTTGCGTATGCTTAGGGAGCGGCTGCCAAAGAATGATGCGGCAACCTTCTTGTATTATATGTCGGTAATCTTTAGGGTGGCGGAGACGCCGCTGGAGAAGGAGGGTTAGGATGGAGAAGCCTGTGGTGTTTGATGAGTGGGTGGGCGAGGCTCTGGCCTTTGCTGAAATGACTTGCGAAGATGTTGATTGGGTGATAGAAGATGTTAGGCGCTTGAAGTATGAAGCGACCCTGCGTGAGGAGGAGGGCGTTGAACAGCGGGCGTGGAAGCGTTTGGAAATGGCGCTGACGGCTATCAAGCCGATACTTAGGAAGGGTTAGGGGGATTGTGGCGAAAATAGGGCAAGTCTAAAAATACGCGCGATTTTGGTAGGGGCATACTGATACAGAGCCTGACCGGGCGTAATTTTCCAGCCCCGCCCCGGCCTACCCCCTCGGCTGGCGGAATAAAGTCCTAGGGGCGCCCTGGTCGGATGGGAATAGATTCCCTCTAGACTAGGGGCTAGATAGGAAAATATACCTAGGCCTAGGCAAGAAAAAACCCCTAGGCATTGCTACCTAGGGGCTAACTCTTTGTTTATGCTACCTTTTTCCGGCGGGTGATGGTTACGCCTACTGGGCCAGTTTCATTTACTTGGCGCGCGGGAGGCATCTGGATTGTCTGTTTAACAGGTGGCATCTGGATTGGCGCGGGCTTCATTAGGCGCGAAACGCTATCCCGCAATGTCTTGTCTTTAATATCCTCAAGCTTGCCAGCCCCGCTTTTGATATGCTCTGCCCATGCGGTAATCGCGCCTTGCATCTCTTTCGCAATGTGCGGCGCTTCATCCTGCTTCGCCTTAACATCCCACAAAATCAGGCTTTTGCGGTCCTTAGTCAAAACGCAACCTGCTTCTGCCTGCTCCGGCATCCCCAAAGCTTCAAAAACTTCAGACATCAAAAGCTTGCGGAAAACCTTGCCGGATTGGGCTTCATGGGAATGGATTTTGATAGACATCGCGCTTTTCCTTTGCTTAGCGCCTCCGGTTGGGCCGGACCCCGCTTCGGCATATCGCCTCGGCCCCCAATAGATGCCAGCCCGCGCCTTGGCTGTCAAGCCCCCCGTCTAGCCTATTTCGATTAAATCTGGTTAATTAATTTCCGGTAAACGATCAGCTCCCGCCCCTATTCCCGACTAGCCCAGTCGGATATACCCCTGCCTGCCCCCTCTCCGCCCCTAACTAGGCAAGCACCTAGCGCGCGGGCGCCTAAGCTAGAGCTAGAGCTAGGGCAGAGTTAGAGTGAGAGAGGGTGAGTGTCGTTCGTAAACCTTCACTAGCTAAACTACTGAAATCGTTGGGAAAGTGGGCGCGGGTGAGAAAGTGAGCGTGGGTCGGGGCAAACTTCTATTATATTATATAGCTTCTTTTCCTAATCTGGAAGTTAGCTGCTCACCATTCTCACTCCCTCACCTGGGCTTGTAAGTTATTGATTTCATTGGCTTCTCTGGTGAGAATCTATTTAGCCCCCTCACCAAGCTAGGCAGGGGCGCGGAGTATTGGCAGTATAGCACTAGACTACATTAAGTTCCTCGCAAAATCAACTGCGCTTTTGCCCATTCTCCTAGTTTTACCAGTTCTTCTAGTGTTCCGTTGGATTTCATTTTGTTTGCTTTAAGTGACATGATGCAAATGTTATCCATGGTATAACCTCGGGTATTGTCCACCCTATCTATGCTATAGGAATTGTCATCGGCTGCCACGGTATTAAAAGACAATTCCATTCCCAGGACAGGACACCTAACTGGTAAAGATAAGTTGTCTGGATTTAGATCAAAGGGAATCTTTTTTCTTTTAGCACCACATTTTATCCTAGCTACAAGGGCTAACATCTTAGTTCTATAAAAAACCTCTTTCCATATATCTGGATTAGTTTCTGCTATCCTAGCTATTGATTCTTGGTTAGCGGCTTCATAGTTTTGCATTAGAAATATCTCCTTGAAAAATTTTCTTACGATATTATAACTTAGGCTAGTCAGTAAATCAAGTGCTAGGTCTATTTACACGGAAGGCTGCTTGCCGGATCGCAATGATTGCCAGTCGGCAACTTCACAAACCGCATGAGGATCGCCCCGCAAGCCGTTGAAATCGCTGCCGAAATTTTTTTGCTTGACATCCCCGCCGAACCCCGCTATGGTTCCTGCCGTCGCCCCGATCCGGCCAGATCGTGTGGTGAATATAAGATTATCTTTGCGGTGGCCCATCGTCTAGAACGCTCTGGGGCAAAGCGTGGTTATATAGGTGCTGACAGCACTTAGACCAGCCGTCGAGACATCTTGGCAACAACCCAATAACAGAGCTAATTTAGCCAATCCGATAGGGAAGAACCTGTAGTCTATGACTGCGGGCCTATTCCCTGTTACCTAGAACAGCCGTGCAATCGTGCCTGACTGTTCTAGTTAGCAGGAGTGCTGACCTATGACCTTCCATGAAGCCTGCCGTTCCATCGTCGCCCATCAGGGTGTCCGGTCCCTTAACTACGCCATTGGCTACGCCAAGCATGGCTTAGGGGTGACTGATCCCCATGAGATGAAGGTTCAGGCGCTTTACATCCTGAACAACATGACCCATTGGCGTGGTGACATCGCTAAGCGGGTCCGCGAAGCCCTCAAGCAAGCATCGAAAGGAGCCTAATCCATGGAACCCATCGCCTTTAAGGACATCGACGGCGACCTCCTCCACCTAAACTGGATCAAGCCTGTGCCCTACAGAGAGACATCCAAATTTACGAATACCTTGTCGGTGGAGATCGAGATGGTCACAGTAAGCGCAGAACCCTGCCTCTACTTTAACGCCGATCAGCTGCGCGACCTGGCTATAAAGCTAATCGAAGCCGCTGACTTCCTAGACAAACAAGGAGCCTAAGCCATGAAGCGGTTCACCGCGTCCTTCTACCTCGCTAACAAGTGGGGTAACATGATTGAGAAGCAGCAGCCCATCGTGGTTGCATCCCTGTGGGAAGCTAGGGCGGTCGCTGATCGCACCTTGCTTAGCCTTCAAACCCGTGGTAAGGGGGTCTATCCTTACTATGACCTTGCAGAGGAGACTGCCTAATGACTAAGCAAACCGAAATCACGCTGTCGAGTCTGTACGATTGTACAGATTACAAGATGCGCGTTCTCCATAACAGCCACAGCGGCGGCGTAGTGTTCCAGATTAAAAAGGGGTACGTGCTTTTAGATGGCATAACCTTGACTCATACGGATGCCCTTGAATTGGCAAGCTTCCTGAACTCTCTTCTAGGGAAAGCAGCCCCCAAGCCTGCCGAACCCGATAACTTGGCGGTTCTCTATACTGTCCCCCAACATATCTACACAAGGGGTATGCTGCTCCGCACCGTAGACTCTAAAGCAGAAGCAGAAGAAGTCGCTTCAGATTGGAAGCTTCATCATCCCACTGCTACTGTGCGGCTAGTAAAGCTGCTGGCAAATTATGTTTCCGTCAAGCCTGACTACCAATGGAAAGACATTTAGGAGTTGGACACCCTGCCTCACGGTGGGGTGCTTCCAGAGCTAGTCATGATGGCTGGTTCTGGCAGCATCCGCTGTCTATCCCAACCGCTTCATTGGAGAAGCACCTATGTCTAACATCCTTACCATTCAGCTTGGCTCTCTTAAGCTGGACATTCCCCTCGACAAGCTGCCCGAGATGGTGCAGAAGCAGGCTGCTCCAGCTAAGCCCCGCACCATCGTCACCCCGTTGGCTGCGCCTCAGACGGAATTGTTTGCTATGCCTGAGCAGACTGACGCTCCGGCTACCCCGTTCTTCCGCACTACATCAGAGCAGCATCGCGTTGCTGAGTTCCTTATGGCTATGCGTCCCGGCGCCACCAAGTTCTATAAGGCCAAGGATCAGCGGCGCGTGTCTAAGATTTTCATGAACACGGCGGTTCGCCTTCGTGAACGTGGTCAGGACATTCAGGTCAGCACCAAGCGCGGCTTGCGTAATGATAAGCCGGGCATCTTCGTCACTAGGGTGAAGTGATGCCTGAACGTCCGTTCTTTTGGGTTCCCCGGATTAACCGGGGCGCTCTTGGTTGGCTCTACCTACGGTGGGGCCGCAAACTCTGGAGGATTTGGTAATGTTGAAGCCTTACTACAGGATCGCCCGCTACAAAAGCTGGTATCAAGTGCAAGTGTGGCGTTGGTGGCTCCCCTTCTGGATCACCGACCACGCGCTGGCTAACTACCACGAGTCGATGGAAGCCGCTGAAGCCTATGCCCAAGCTGGCTGCCGCAACCCGGTCGTCAAGTATCTAGGTCAACTGTAGGAGAGAAGTCATGCCGGAAATCCGTGAACCCGAGTATGTTAACTGGCCCAAGGCTAGGTGGGACATTGAAGAAGCTATGGAAGATGCCGCTACGGTGGGCGCCATGATCAATGCCGACCTTGATAGGCTAGTCGAAGGGCTGCCCTCTGATAGCGAGGGATGGGCTAAGCACTACGACGTCAACCGAGAACTAGAGGCGTTTCATCATGAAGTCCTCGCCCTGATTGAACGCGCTCGCTTCATAGGAATCCGCAAGTGAATACAGCCCAGCTTGTCTATCAGCTTTCTCGCAATGTGAGTATGCTGACGGTAGGCAATCCTAAGATTATCAAGGGCATGGAGAAGGGCTTCGCTACGGCGGGCCTTTCTTTAGCTCCGGCTTGGGAATCTGGTCACAATACCTGTGCTAACCATAGCACCGAATGTAGCGCGGCTTGTCTTTACTTTGCAGGTCGTGGTGCTATGCAAAAGGTCAAGGATGCTAGGCTTAGGCGCACCCTCATGTATTTCGAGGATCGCCCTGCCTTCCTTGACCTGCTTAACTCTGACATCTACCAGTTCCATCGCAACGCCCAAGCCCTAGACATGGAAGCGGTGTTGCGCTTGAACATCCTGTCAGATATTAGGTGGGAGCGGCATGGCATACCCCAGCGGTGGTCCATGCTAGGCTTCTATGACTACACCAAGATTCCTAATCGCAAGGGTCTGCCCCCTAACTACAAGCTGACGTTCAGCTTCTCGGGCAACAACCTAAGCGACTGCCGCAAGGCGCTTGCCAATGGCATGAACGTAGCAGTCCCCTTCCTGAACGGGCTGCCCGCGACTTGGCTTGGCTATCCGGTTATCGACGGCGATGCCGACGACCTCCGGTTTCTTGATCCGTCCCCTTGCATCGTGGGCCTGAAAGCTAAGGGTCCGCTTCGCAAGTCCCCCCAATCCTCCTTCCTTGGAGACAATCACAATGTCTAAGCATTACAATGGGTTCGACTTCTCTCGCCGCATCGACAACCTTGTCAACGTCTGGGCATATATGCCTTGGCCCGACGACTATCTGGACGAGGAGCCAGAAGTCCTTGCCCGTTACCTCCGCTCCACTGGGGGTTGGCGCGCCCACGCTTGGCAGATAGTTCGTGTTGCTGAGTCCTTCCAAGAAGCCCATGCTTGGGCTTACAACCGCACACACAAGGGGAAATAATCATGTTGCTTACACAAGACCGCGACCTTATCCAGTCCGAGGGCCTTGGTGCTGGCAATTCATTTACGATTGCCGCTTCAGCTAAGGCGTTCGAGGTTCTGTCCAGTAACCTGTATCAGAACAAAATCCTGGCTGTTATCCGCGAGATAACTTGCAATGCAGCCGACGCCCACAAGGTAGCCGGGCTGCCCCTATCTGAGATAGGGGTTCACATTCCTAGCTGGGCTGACCCCGAGTTCAGGGTGCGGGACTTCGGTTCCGGCCTTTCCAATGAGGATGTGCTGTCCCTATACACCACGTACTTCCGCTCGACCAAGGACACGAGCAACGATCTGATTGGTGGCTTCGGCTTAGGTTCCAAGTCGCCCTTCTCAGTAGCCGATCAGTTCACCGTTACCTCATGGCATGGCGGCGCTAAGACTACCTACGTCTGCTATAAGGACGGCGGCTTGCCCCGCGTCAACGTGGTATCTAGCGAATCGTGTGGCACCGAGACGGGCTTGGCAGTTAGCGTTGCCGCTAAGAACAGTGACCTGCCTTGGTGGGAACGTGAAGCCCGTAACTTCTTTTGCTGGTGGCCCGAACTTCCTACCTTCACAGGCGCTAAGGGTGCCGAACTACTAAGCACAATCCCGAAGCACGATACGCTTATCAAGTCAGCGTCCGAAACCAACGGCATCCCTGACTGGTATATCATTAACTCCAATGCTTCGTATGTCTTGATGGGCTTAGTTGCCTACCGCCTTCAGACTTCGGCTATCAAGGGCCTGCCGTCCGAGGTTGCGACCCTGTTCTCAGATACGGGCTTCGTCTTGAATATGCCTGTCGGTTCGCTAAGCATCAGCCCCAGCCGCGAAGCGTTGTCCTATGACAACAATACGTCAGCGGCCCTAGTTAAGAAGGCTGCCGAGCTTGCCCGCGAAGTCATTGACACAGCTAAGCAGGACCTCGCAAACCAGCCTTCCCTTTACGAAGCCCGCCAATACGTTTATGCTGGCCCTAGGAATAGCATCACCAATCTGATGCGCGATATGGCTAAACACGGTAAGCTGAAGTGGCGCGGCCATACTATCGAGTTTCAGTCTGACATCGACACCAAGGTCGCTATGCCTACACCCTATACCGTTGCGGAGTTTATGAAGCGGTCGCATTGGAAAAACTTCCAGCGTGAAAGCTACACGTCAGGCCAAGTAGTCCTTACCCATTCAGCAGCCGACGAAGATACGAAGGTTTTGTGGACCGATGCTCCGGCATCATCTAAGCTGACGCGCAAGGTTACCCACAACTACACCGACCCCAACGACCCGCGCGCTTACCATCGTATCTTACTGTTCAACGGTGTTCCCTTCGACACGCTTAAGCAGACGCTCGCCAGCAAGGGCTGGCCGGAACCCATTGACCTAGCTACCTTGGAGGACCCGCCCAAGATTACCAAGGGTCCGACCGCCAAGCTGACTACGCAGGGCTACGGCGTCAAAGTCGAATACAACACCAACAACCAGCCCGTAATAGTAGCTGAAGATATTATTACGAAGGACATAGACTTGACAGGCGGTGGCGTTGTAATCCCCTTCGACCAGGGCAGCATGAAAGGCACCAACGAATTGGCTTTCTATAGGAGGGCGCTCCGCTTCGGGCTGTTTGCTCCGGCGCACCGCTACCTTGGTATGTCTCATAGCAAGATCAAGAACTCGCCTGCTCTGGTCAAGCGCATGGAGAAGGCAGGCTGGTTCTTCCTGTCGCCTGACTATGTGGCAAGCATCACCCCGCTTAACCTGCTTAGCAAAGCTATGCTTGCCTACACGGCAGGCTCCCTTGCTCACGGTGGCGGTAACTTCGACGTTGCAAAGCTCTACAAACTGCATGACGCAACCTATGGCAATTATATCCCAGAGGTAAGCGCCATGCTTGATGTGGTGCGTCCTTACAAGGATACGATGCGCGAAACCTACTTCCATAACTCGGAATTTGACGACGACTGCTTGCGCGTCATTGACCCCGCCGTCGTTAAGCGTATTCAGGCAGACCGCTTGACGCTTATCGACAAATATCGTAAAGCTTGGGATGCTATCTATGCAGCCCGGCCTATGTTGCAGTTCGTAAACTGGACTAGCCAGTCCGAACCTGCTATCCTTCAGTATCTCTCCAAGTAACAACCCAAACCTAGGAACAAAACCCATGATCCCTTACATCCTCACCTCCAACTCCGTGTCCCTGTTCCCGATCAGCCGGGGTCCGGTAACTATCGACTCCACCCACATGAATTTCCAGGCGGTGGTCGATGCTATCAAGGACAAAGACTTTGACACTGCCCTTGAAATGGCAAGCGTCAAGACCTACCTTAACACGATCAGCAAGGGGCGCGTGTCCGTCAACGAACAGGGTGTCACCTTCAACGGCACCCCGCTTACTGGCTACCTTGCCAACAAGCTGCATCAGTTCTTTAACGAGGGCTTGCCTGTAGAACACTACTGCCTGTTCCTCGACAACCTCATGTCCAATCCTTCGATGACTAGCCGCAACGAATTGTTCCTGTTCTTGGAAGCGGCTAACCTTCCTATCACCGAAGATGGTTGCTTCCTTGCTTACAAGGCAGTGACTAGCGACTTCAAGGACAAGCACTCCCGCAAGTTCGACAACTCGCCCGGCGTTACGCTTGAGATGCCGCGCCATGACGTTGACGATAACCGCAACCAGACTTGTAGCTACGGCTTCCATGCTGCTGCCTACGAATATGCTAAGGGCTTCATGTCTGGGAGCGATAAGCTGGTTGCCGTCAAGATTCGCCCTTGCGATGTGGTGTCGGTGCCGTCTGACTATGGTAATCAAAAGCTGCGGTGCAGCAGGTATTCGGTGGTCTTTGATATTCCCGGCGCTGCCGACATCTTCAAGGACCAAGCCTACTACCAAGACGAATCGCCTATCTATGACTCGGAAGAAAACAGCTACTTCTGGGGGACCATCTTTCAGGAAGGCGACGACGACTAACGCGCCAGTGGGGGAGGGCTTAGGCTCTCCCCCTTCTCATGACCCTAACCGGAGATATGGATATGACGGATGCGACTAATCCACCTGATGATAATCCTGGCGGCGCTGCTTCTCCTCTAGAAAAGCTGACCCGCGCCCAGGTCTTTGCCCGTGATCCCGAGAACCTAACTCATGCCCACCTCGAACAGGTGATTGTGGAAATTAGGAAGATCAACGAACGCAATCGCAAAGCCCGCGCTGACGATGCCGCAATCGCCGCATCTGCTGCGAAGATTAAGAAGGCAAACACCGCAACCCGCAAGAAGAAGGCCGCGCCTACCCTTGCCGACAACCTACTGGACACCAAGCTATGACATCACAATGGCAACCAATCGAAACCGCGCCGAAGGATGGCCTCGCTGTCCTTCTTTGGCCCTATCAGCCGGGGGATGTTTTCGCGGGACGTGCGATGGAGGAGGTTGTTCTTGGTTATAGGACCATGGATGAAGAATGGTATAATCCAGAGCAGCGGGAAACTTTTGAACCTACCCACTGGATGCCATTGCCCGAACCACCGGAGGATATTCAATCATGAAGCTGACTAACAACCACAACTTGCCGGAAGCTATCGTGGCTGCCATCATGAATGACAGCTACACTAAGGGCGATGCTGACATTTCCGTAACGGAATTGTTGTCGCCACCCCAGCTACGGCACCTCAAGCTGAAGCACTACGCGGAACTATCTGAAGATGTAAGCGACCGCATCTGGTCCTTGCTTGGTCAGTCAGTGCATACCATCATCGAACGTGCCAGTCTTGCCCTGCCCAACGTCCTAACTGAAGTGACCGTTACTTCTGGATACGGTGGTTGGAAACTGAAGGGGCAGATCGACAACGTGGTCCTGTCTGACAGCCATCTGTTTGACTTCAAGGTTACGTCTGCCTGGAAAGTCAAGGGCGGGGTCGTGCCTTCTGATTGGGAGAAGCAGGCCAACACCTACCGCCGCTTGCTTGCCAAGGAGAAGGGCCTGATCGTTAATCGTATGTCAGTCCTTGCCGTGCTGCGCGACTGGTCACGTAACGAAGCTGCCCGTAGCCCTGACTACCCGCAAGCCCAAGTCAAACTGCTGGACGTGCCGCTGTGGTCAGAAGAAGAAGCCGACGCCTACATCAACCAGCGTATAGCTATGCACCAAGCAGAAGTGCCAGCCCTATGCACAGACGAAGATCGTTGGACTAAGCCTGAGAAGTGGGCAGTCATGAAGCGCGGCAACGTCCGTGCAGTCAAGCTGTTCGACGACCCAATCGAAGCACGAACACTTGCCGACACTGCAAGTAACCTGTATGTAGAGCATAGGCCCGGCGAAGCAGTGCGCTGCCAAAGCTGGTGTCCTGTATCCAAGTTCTGTCAGCAGTGGCGGGACGACCCACGCAACAAACAATCCATATCGGAGACACTGTTCAATGCCCAAGTTTAATGAAGTGAAACTGCCACCTCGCATCCTGATCTGTGGCGAACCAGCAGCAGGCAAGACGGGCGCCCTCGCTCAGCTTGCCAACGCAGGCTATCGTCTGATGATCCACGACTTCGACCAGAACTCGCGGGTCATTGGTTCCTACCTGACCGACAAGGCTGCCGAAGTCTACCTTAACACTTACGCTGCCGCCAAGATCACAGGTACCAATCTGTTTGCAGGGTCAGGCCAAGCCAGCAAACAAGCACTGTCGGAGATGCGGCGCTTCTGTTCCATGCTGGAGCAGTGGAAAGTCCAGGGTGCCGAGGACCTGGGCGCCTGCACTAGCTGGACCCCGCGCGATGTGGTGGTCATTGACAGCGGCACCTTCCTAGGTGAACTGCTATTGCTGGCCGCGCAGGAGGACCCCGAAACCAAGAAGGACGGGCGCTCCCTCTACAACGTGGCGGGCAAATACTACGGCGCCATCCTCGATCACCTGACTGGCAACAAGATGGGCGCCACCGTTATCATGCTTACCCACCTCATGCAGACGGGTGAGAAGGACGACCAAGGCAAGATCGTAGGCAAGGCGCGCGATGTACCTGTCGGCGTGGGCGAGAAGTTTTCGAAGAAGATGCAGACCTACTTCTCTGACATCTGGCATTTGGAAGTGGACCGGGCGGGCAACCGCACCTTCAAGACGGCAGCCACTGACAAGGCTTCGCTTCGCACCTCCGCGCCCAGCCTAATCAAGGGCGCCGAACCCTACGACCTCGCCTCCATGCTTGACCGCCTGACATCAAACGGTTGAGTTGTATTTTGGCGGTGACTGTGGTATAGAGATCAGATTGATCTGTTATAGGAGTTATTCCATGGTTACCGCAAAAACTATACCCCCATTTTCCGAAACCAATTTCTGGAAAAGGGTAGATAAAACAGCAGGTGAAAACGCTTGCTGGCCTTGGACTGGAAGCCTGAATAATGGTGGATATGGACAGGTAAATATCGGGGGTAGTAACTACAAAAGTCATAGAGTAGCACTACACCTAACGGAACCTATGCCGTCAAATACTTTGTATGCTTGTCATACCTGTGATAATTCTAGGTGTTGTAATCCCAAGCATTTGTATTGGGGTACCGCTAAGAGTAACATTGGTGACAGGGATACAAGAGGTAGAAGGAAAGGTCCGTTAGGAATAACACATCATAAAGCCAAGCTTACTCCTGAAAAGGTTCGAGAAATTCGTCGCTTGGCTGGTAGTATGACGCAACGAGAATTGGCTACTAAATTTGAAGTGGCCCAAGGCGTAATTTGGAATATCATTCACCGAAAATTTTGGAAAGAAGTGGATGATTAGGCTTGACAGCGGGGCTGGCCTCCCGTAAAACAACCCTTGTCCCTAGGTGGACAAACCCAAATGGAGAAGCTAAAATGGATTTGTTTGACACAGTGGTAAACGCAACCGCCGCCGACCGCCCGGCTTTCCGTCAGGCGCCCGTGGGCGATTACCTTGCTACGGTTCAGTCCGTCAAGATTGTCAAGGCCAACTCTGGTACGCAGGGCCTTGAGCTTTCCTACACTTTGATGGAGCCTATGCACGACCACGATATGACGGGCGTCGATCTTTCGAAGTGCCGCATGCGTGACACGCTTTGGATTTCCGAGAATTCGCTACCTATCGTGCAGGAACGTCTGGCCCGTATCTCCCAAGATACCGTGGGCAATTCGATTCGGGATGCTCTTGACATCCTGCCCGGTAGCGAGGTTGTCATTACGGTCGGCCACGAAACCGAGAACCGTGACGGCAAGCCCCTTAATACGCCGCGCCTTACGGCATCCCGTTACTACTCGGTCGACTGGTACATGACCAACAAGAAGGCCGCCTAACCTCGGCTTAATCCAACAGGGGGAGTAGGCTCAGGCTTGCTCCCCTTTTCTTTGTGAGGTACTCATGATAATCGACGCTTACGCTACCGACACCACGCCATCCCATGAGGTAAGGCGCCGTGCCCTCGAAGCCCTAGCAAACGAAGGAGAACCCATGTCCGAAGTAACCTACGATGCCCTCCGCAAACGCCTCGCCCAAGCCGAAGCTGAAATCCAAAACTTGCGGGCGGCGCTGCGTGATATAACCATCCAACCAGAAGGCGATGAAGAAAGCGCGCAGGCTATCGCCCGCGCAGTGCTGGGAGAAAAGAAATGAGCGACATTGTGGAACGGCTGCGGCTGGACGCAGAACCAACCGAAGGCGACATGGAAACTGCGGCACAGGAAATCGAAAAGCTGCGGGC